ATTGAGATGGTTGAGCATCACGTTGATCGCCTGGTTAATGTTCACCTACTAACAAACCAGTGGGATGCAGTCGTTTCTTGGTGCTTCAATTTAGGTTGTGGAAACCTAAGAGCAAGCACAATGCTTAGAGTTATCAACGCGGGTGACATTGATAAGGTATCAGAGCAGATTGTTAGATGGGACAAGGCAGGAGGCAAGGTTGTTGCAGGATTAACTAGGCGCAGAAAAGCAGAGGCAGAGTTATTTGATAATGCTGTATACGATCATCAGCCTAAAGAGTCTAAGCCAAAAGCTAAGGCCAAATCTAATGGATAACCACGGAAAAGACTTAATGGATGTTGCTGCTGCTTCAACTGGCATTTTATCACTTGCCGCGTGGCTACCACCAACGGCATCTTTATTCACAATTATATGGCTTGGGTTACGAATCTATGAATCCAAGACCATCCAAGATTTAATTAATAAGAAATGAAAAACGGCAGACAAGGCGAGGGGGGCGGTAAGCCACCTATCGTTTTTAATGATGAACAAGTAATAGAAGTAAAGGCGCTTGCTGCTGTACTAACGAAGGGGCAGATAGCGGATTATTTTGATATTACAGAGAAAACGTTAAGGGCTATTGAGGCACGACAACCTGAAGTAAGTACCGCCTATAAAAAAGGGAGAGCAAACCAGATCAATACGATGGGTGCTAATCTCGTTACATTGGCTACACAGGGCAACGTAGCAGCTAACATATTCTATCTAAAGACTCAGGGTGGATGGAAAGAAGATCAGCCAGAGGCTCAAGATATACCTCCCATCAACATTGTCTTGGATAGTCGTGCAGTTAACCCTTCCTCAGACTGAGATATGGATTAGCACAAAACGCTTCCGATCAGTTGTTGCCGGGAGAAGATTCGGAAAAAGCTATTTAGCGGCTGCTGAGTTATTGAGAGCCGCAGTCTCAGGTAAGAATAAACATTGTTTCTATTGCTGCCCGACCTATGGCATGGCAAAAGAGATTCAGTGGGATATGTTGATTCAGATGATCCCTGATGAGTATTTGGTCAAGACCAACGAAACGGCATTGACCATCAAGTTAATCAATGGATCGACGATTGCTCTCAAGGGGGCAGAGAAACCCAACAACCTCAGAGGCCGGGCGCTCGACTTTGTTGTCCTCGATGAGTTTGCTGATATGCGTCCAGAGGCATGGTATGAGGTTCTAAGGCCATCGCTATCAGATCGTGAGGGTTCAGCCCTATTCATTGGCACACCCAAAGGCCGTAACCACTTCTATGATCTATGGGCTAAAGGCGTTGATGGTGCTGATGGTTGGGAGAGTTTTCAATATACAACCGTACAAGGCGGCAATGTTTCACCCAGTGAGGTAGAACAAGCCAAAGCTGATCTTGATGAACGGACATTTGCTCAAGAGTATCTGAGTGAATTCGTTACCTACAGTGGGTTGATCTACTACAACTTTGACCGGGCAACATCTGTTGTCAAGGCAGAGGATGATGGTGGTGTCTTACACATCGCTATGGACTTCAATATCGACCCGATGAGTTGTGTGGTGGCCTTACGCAAAGGCAATACTCTTATCTGCATAGACGAGATCGTAATCTACGGTAGCAATACAGACGAGATGGTAAAAGAGATACACCAACGCTATCCCAACCGACAGATCATTATCTATCCTGATCCGGCTGCACGACAAAGAAAGACATCAGCAGGGGGTCGAACAGACCTCTCTATATTACAAAATGCTGGCTTTATGACTAAGGCCAGATCAGCCCACCCAGCTGTCCGTGACCGCATTAACAGCGTCAACTCACGGCTCAAGTCAGGTAGTGGGGAAAGACATCTGTTTTTCACTGACAAGTGCAAGCAAGCGATTAAGTCGCTAGAGCGCCAGACTTACAAGGAAGGGACGAGCCAACCTAATAAAGATGATGGCTATGACCATATGAACGATGCTCTTGGCTACATGGTTGAGTACCTCTTCCCCATTAAAACAGATTATAAAATCGAACAGCCTACGCGGTGGACTTAGATGGCAGACATTGAATACACAACACCAGAATACGATAACCATAAGGAGAGTTGGGAATTCTACCTGCGCTCTTATATGGGTGGGCAAGACTACCGTGATGGATCGTACCTGACGAAATATGTAAATGAAGACAATGACTCATATGGTCGCAGAATCGACCTCACTCCAAATGATAATCATTGCCGCAATATAGTGCATATTTATTCTAGCTTCCTATGGCGTGTCCCACCGACTCGATCCTTTAATTCATTAGCCAATAACGTGGCATTAGAGCCATTCCTGAAGGATTGTGATCTTGATGGCCGCTCACTCAATACCTTTATGCGTGAAGCGCAAGTGTGGGCATCTGTGTATGGCAATGTCTGGATTATGGTGGACAAGCCAAAGAGCAATGCCGGGACTAAGGCAGAAGAACTGGCGCAAGAGATACGCCCTTACTTGACTTTGTTTACACCTGAGAACGTGTTTGATTGGAAGTACGAGCGAACCCCTAGTGGTCGTTTTAAGCTCATCTATCTCAAGGTTAGGGAAAGCATCCAGCATGTCTCTGACACAGAGGTGGAGGCTCATTACAAGGTCTGGACGGAAGATACCATTGAGTCGTACATATCCTCTAACGGCAAAGAAAAGAAAGTCGATGTGATGGACAATCCACTGGGTCGCATCCCGGCTGTGTTCCTTCCTGCACAACGATCAGTAACCAGAGGCATTGGCATATCAGACCTATCTGATGTGGCTTATATGCAACGTGCTATCTATCAAGAACTGTCAGAGATCGAGCAGTTAATTCGTATCAGTAACCATCCCACCCTTGTGAAGACGTTTGGCACAGATGCAAGTGCTGGAGCAGGGTCAGTCATCAACTTACCTGATGACATGGATCAAGGTTTAAAGCCTTACCAGATGCAACCTAGTGGACAGAACTTAGACGCTGTTCGTGCATCGATAACCGATAAGGTTGAAGCCATTAACCGAATGACTCACATGGGCGCGGTTCGCGGTACAACGGCAGTGACAGCATCAGGCGTTGCTCTACAGACAGAGTTCCAGATGCTTAACAGTAAACTATCAGAGAAAGCTGACATATTGGAGTTAGCAGAAGAGCAGTTATTTGTATTGTTCTGTGATTGGCAAGACGTTACCCCCGATGTGGAAATATCCTATCCAGACTCCTTTGATCTTAGAGACTACGACAAAGAACTCACCTTCTTGCAGCAGATACGCGCAAGCGGTGTGCGTTCAGTCACATTGATGCAGAACATTGATATGCAGATTGCTGATCTAGTCCTTGATGATGAGGCGTTAGCTAAAGCACACGCTGAGATCGAAGAAAGCACAGCGGTATTGGGTGACTTCTCAGATAAGACTCAGATTTACAGCTATCACATTGATGCTGGTGTTGTGAGTCCGAACGAGGTTAGAGAGAAGATCGGCCTTGAGCAGATTGAAGGTGGTGACGTACTGATTGAGCCAAAGGAAGAAAGCCCTAACTCTGGCGGCTTCTAAGTGAGCGCGGAGAGTGAGTACAGCGATATATTAGATCGTCTGGCTGATAAGCATCAAGAGCGTATTGCCGCAGCATTACAAGAGTTAGAGGAAAGGGTCGCTGAGTTAATGGCATCAGCACCGCTCAGAGACGGTGAGTTGTTCGATCTTGAATGGGCGCTATCGGCCAGACCAGAACTCAGAAAGCTCATCGATGATATCTATCTTGCCGAAGTACAGGCAAGCATAGCGCAGTACAAGAACGTGTCAGCCTCTGCTCTATCCATGCTCAAGACCTATGGTGACTTTACTAACGTTGATGCCAGCGTGATTAACCAACTCCAGCGTCTATCGTTTCAAGGCTTTGAAGCCATCGCTGCTGAGTATCTGGATGTTCTAGCGACTGAGATTTACCAAAGCACCCTAACAGGTCGAGCGTTTTCTGAGTCTGTGAAGAACCTTAGACAATCAATCAATGGCATCTACATCTCATCGGATTCCCTTGAGGCTAAGAAGCTCGTTGATATTGCCGCCAATGGCACTAAAGCACAGCAAGCAGCAGCCGTTGAGAAGTTACAGACCTTGTATGGCAGAGATCGCACAGGCCGCAATTTAAGACGTTATAGCGTACAGATGATGCAAGACAGCCTCATGCAGTTCGATGCCTCCATCAACACCGCTATCGGCAAGGAATCAGGCGCAGAGAAGTGGAAGTATTACGGCTCACTGGTGCGAGATAGCCGGGAGTTTTGCGAAGAACGTGCAGGAAAAGTATTCACCAATGAAGAGATTGCAACG